TAATTTAAGTGAGCTTGATCAATGGCTTGGTTTGTTCCAAAATCATTTGTATTACGAGTAATCATTCCTGTGATTTCAGTAATACCAGCGTCGTATAAATCTTGAAGGGTTTGTGCTTGTGCGAGTTTATTGTTGATTTTAGATTCAGCTTGAGATAGAACTCTCTTGCCACGGCCGACACGAGAAGCTTCTGTAAGGAATGGATTCTCGTCTATCTGTCCGGTTGCGTCTGTAAGTTCTCCTCTTATTTTATTAACCTCTTCATTGATTGCTAGAATCTTTGATTTTATATCCGAAAGACCTGATGTATCATAAGCACTTTGAAATAATTGTTGTGTTGATTGAGAAGGTTTCTTGAATACTTCTCCTTCAAGAGCAGTGATTCCAAGTTCCTTAGCAATAGCGTCACTCTCGGCTTGAGATACAGAGTTCTGTCCTTGCATTAGAGCTATGTATTCAGAAACACTTAATCCTGCTTCACCGGCTTTTTTTGCTAGATCAACATTATTAGCGTCTGTTTTTATTTGAGGGTTTATAACCGGAGTTGGGGTTGGAACAACAGGAGTTGGATTTCCACCATTAGTACCAAGAAAAGGAGTTGTTTGTTTTCCAATAATTCCATCAACAGTCAATCCATTTTTTGTTTGAATATCTTTCACTTGCTGAACTGTAAGATTATTTGGATTGGAATATCCCGCAACCGCTTTGGCGATTCCGTTTGTTGGAGTTGGGGTTGGGGTAGGAGTTACAACCGGAGCCACAGGAGCCGGTGTATAATTTAATCCTGTTGAATATTTAACTCCGTTTGAAGTTGGAACTGTTGGAGTAGTAAGTTTTGATACTGTCTCTTTATAACTTTGAATATCCGAAGAAGATGGAATACTCATGTTTGGTGGAGTTTGACTACCAATGTTTAAGTTCTGGCCAACCTTGATAAAATTTGGATTTGTAATGTTATTTGCACTTGCGAGAGCTGAAACAGTTATGCCATTTTTTTGAGCAATCTGACTTAATGTATCCCCTGATTTTACTATGTATGTATTAGCCATTTAATTTGAAAAGGTTCCTATATTAGAGCTTCCGTTCCGACCTCCTTTGAACATATCAGGAACATTGAACATCGACCTATTTTTAACTTGCTCTGAAGCACGACCCTGCTTGAGCTGATTTGATAATCTTGCGAGTATTGCTTCTGCCTTTTCATGTTCGATAGTTGATTGAGCCGAATTCTTTTTCTTCTCTGATCCAAGAGCTTCAGCGTAAGCATAAAGAATACAAGCTTGGTTGCCGGAGTATTGTTCGTTATCAGTATCAGGAGAAAAAGGAAGAATGTCTGTATCATTTACCAACGCCTGAAATCCACGACGGCCATAGATATCGATAACACTTCCAACGGCCATGAGGTTTTTATTAAAAAATAGTAAACGCTTGAACTCGGCCCATATTTTTTCTGTGCCGTTTGAATAATCTTCAAAGTATTTTTTGAATGAAGTGAAGTTCTTTTTGTTGAACTCCTTTCCATCAACGGTCATGTAGTAGATTGAGGAAGGCATGATGTCTTGAGGGTATGCAATATATCCTTTTGTAACATCTCCGGAGACAAGAGTTGCTGTTTTTGAATGTTCAGCAAAATCCCAAAAATCAAACTCGTATCCTTGCATGGCACCGGCATTAACGAGTTCTCCAATATCCTCTTCAGTAAAGAGGTCATTATTTGCAATATCGGTCCAATCGATATTTAATTTTCTGGCTAACGCTTTTTTTGCTTCTAAGTAGGTCATTAAAAATGTTTGATTAACTAATAATAATTATAACATATTTTCTACGTCAATGTAATATATCTCCACGATTTATTTATATAAAAATATACTCGATAGGTTGCACCATTATTGTAGAACTCAATAGCGTCGAGATATGATTTTGGAGTATTTGTTGGAGCCGTAGTTATGAATCTTTTAATGTGGCGAAGAGTTTCAAGCATAGAAGCATAATCAGCAACATTACCTTGAGTATCCTCTTTAGGTTTTTGTTGTAATAGAGCTACGATTTCAGGTGGTAGAGTTGGTTCCTTTATCAATTCTACTTCGCCCTTCTTATTCTTTTGGTTGAACTCATCTTGTGTCATTTAGAGTATACCTAAGTCGTCGTATACGAAGAGCATAGGTTTTAATTCTATTGGTAATGTCGCACCTTCAATATCAATTTTGATCATGAACTTTTTAGATTTAACCTTGTTCTTTATATCGAAAAATATCTCTGGTATTTCAGTAATGTTTGTGTAGGTTTTTGTTTTTATTAACTGAAAGGAAGTGATGAAGAATGAATCAGTGGTATTTGTATCTAGGTTTGGTAAGACACTATCGAGCGTAAGCACGGCCGTGGCTGTACCATCACCGGTCTTGGAGATAACATTTCGAGAGTATCCGGCGTTCAATCCTGAAGTGAACTCAATCTCATCTCCTACTTTTGCATTATAATAAACAGTTTCATCAACAGTTATTTTATCATAATTTGTAACCATGGCCGTTTTTAATTTGGCTGTATTGAATATCTGTTTATCCATCGGACATATTTTTGCTCTAACAGAGAAAGACAAAGGAGAATCTTTCAATGAGTATGTAGGACTGATACCAAGATTTACTTTAAGTGATTCAGCATATTTAATGTTTTCACCTTTACCGACGGGATTCGTGATGAAGGTTGCAACCGTTGGTTCAACATCATAACCAAGATAACTCCATGTTTTATCAGTACCGATATTTATTTTTCCAACGCCAGTGTTCACACTATAAAATATACAGCGTGTTTTATTTGTGTATTGATCACCATCGATTCTTGGTATATAAGTTGCAAGTTTACTTGTAAGATTTATTTTATATAGTCCGGCTCGACGCTTGCCATTTAAGGAAGCACCAAGAGTACAATACAATTCGTTTTCTATTACATAGGAACTTTGAGGATATAGATTTTCAGAATAAATTGAAAGAGAAGAATCAAGGAAGGAATCAATCATTGGCGTGACACTGTATCCGTTGGTATAAAGAATCTCACGAGAAGTGATGACTAACCAACCACCATTATATTTACATACTGAAACGATTCTATCCGAGAGTTGAATCCATGGAGCAATCGAACGATCCGAGAAGTTATCCCATAAAATAAGAACGCCTTTTCTTTGGAAGTTTGAAGCGATAAGTATCCCATTAGAACCTTTATGAATTGCTAGACAGTTGAATCCTGAAGGCATTGTGAAGGCCGGAGAAGCGTCTGTTGTGATTGTATCTGTAACTGTATTGAGAGAAGTGATTTTATTACCACGTCCAAAAAGGACCGTATCTTCATACGTTTCGGTTGGAGTGAATGGACTATTATATTCTGTATTGATTGAATAATCTGTTCCCCAATCTTTCCATTGGTGAACCCAAGCGGACAAAATAACAACAGTGTAAGTTCCAGTTGTATTTCCATAAGTTCCATAGAGGGTCATATGAGTTGAATCTGTATAAGCATTCAAACGATAAAAATATCTTTCACTATTTGGTCCAAATATCATAAGATGTTTTCCAACCATTCCGGAATTGAAAGTGCCTGATGTTGCAACAATCGCACCGGAGCCATTTGTGAAAGTAACTGTGGCTGTATCATTATTTGCAGTAGGGTCCATACAACCAAGATATCTTTGACCAGAATATAAAAGACGATTCTTTTGATCAACAATCAATCCACCGATTCCGCCGGAAGAGAAGTGAGAATTATTGCGGTCAATATCGATAGCAATGAATGGAGTTCCAACACTATTATCGGATTGATAAATTACTCCACCATCTGTCATCGCATAAGTAACATTAACGATTGAGTTCAAAGAGTTTTCCGCTTGACCCTTACCATCGGCCATCATATTGATTCCGTCGATAGTTGCGTAATCTGATTGAGGATATTTTGTTGGGTTACCTGAAGAGAAAGTCACAAGACGTCTACCGGCCACCATTCCATTTGCACTACGAACAAAGCCAGAAGAACGATAGTGTTCTGATAAAGATTTCGGAACTAGATTCCCGAAGCCATCGAATTGATCAATAATTTCTGCTTTGACAGCCATTTATTTTAAGAGAGCAAGAAGCTCTTTCTTATCTGCTAAAGTTTTTTCGAGACCGTCAATCCCTGTACTCTTCTTCTTTTCCTCGATGATTTTTTTTATTTCTTCAATCTCGGATTTAAGAACTTTCTTATCCACATTGCGAGTAATCGTATCTGTGACTTCAAAGTTATTTGTATCAATTTTTTTTACGTCTTGGTCCATTATATTTTTATTAGTTACTAAAACTTATCTTGCCAGTTGTCACCTCCGACGAGAGGTTTATCTGACCAATTATTACTTCCATTATAACTCTTATCTGTAAAAGATGAAACACCAGAACTCGGATATTTCTCTTGCCAGATATCACCAATGACGACATATTGAGGAATTGAAAACAAAAGAGTAGTGACATCTCTATCGATAGTTACAAAGCGAGTTGTTGTGATTGTATAAGCCGGAACAGTGAAAGCCAAAGATAGAACTTGAGTATTGACTGTAACACCTAGGAGAAATGAGTATGACGGCACCGTAAACGTAAGCGTTTGTACTGAAGGGGAGATTGTAGCGTTTTCTGTGGCACTTGGCGTATAGAGCGGTATAGAGATGACTAGGTTTTGGACTTGAGCCGAGATAGTTTGATCAATCTTATTCGTGTAACTTGGAATTGAGAAAGTAGCAATGTTTACAGTAGGGTTTACAGTAACGAATCTTACTGTTGTAATTGTATACGAAGGGATACCAAAAGTTGCAGTGACTACATTAGGATTTACAACGACATCATTTATTTGAATTGTATATGATGGGATTGAAAAAGTGGCCACCTTTGCAGAAGGACTTACTGTAACAAAAACTGTCGCTGTCACTGTGTAAGCCGGAATACTAAAGGTTGAAGTAAGAAGATTTGGAGTTACTGAAATTGTTCTCGTTGCTGTAATTATGTATGCCGGTATTGAGAATGTCGCTGTCTTTACTGATGGTGAGATTGTAGGATTTTGGATTGCAGTAATTGAGTAAGAAGGGATTGAAAAAGTTGCAGTTTTAACGGCCGGAGATACTGTTATATTAACAGCTCCGGTTGTCATAGTTAGATTTCCACTTACAATAAACTTTGCAATACTTTGCCCTGAAACAGTAGTTGTATCAAGAGTATTTCCTGTACCTGTAATTGTTGGAGTTCCATAATCTGAAGTAAGCCAACGAACAATAACTATTCCTGAACCTCCTCGTCCACCATTAAAATAAGTTCCCCCCGGATATTCAGAACCTCCACCTCCACCTCCACCAGTATTTGCTGTTCCACTACTTCCGGCTGAATGGAAATTAGAATTACCTCCCCCTCCCAATCCACCAGAAGCAGAAGCACCGGAAACTTTAGCAGTTCCCCCACCCCCACCTCCACCGTAATAAGTAGCTGTTCCTGTTATAGAATTAGAAACTCCATTACCTCCGGCTCCAGCATTATTACCTGAAGCATTTCCCCCTACGGCTCCGGATCCTCCTCCTCCACCTCCGGCGGAGTTATAATTTGCGTCTTGTTGGCCATTTCCTCCACTATTACCTTGACCAGAAGTTCCACTAGCACCAGTATTAAACCCCGGGCCACCAGAACCACCAGAACCAGAACCTCCAGTTGAAGGGGTTTCATTTACGTTACCCTTACCTCCGCCAATTGCTGTCATTGTATCGAAAGATGAATTGCCTCCGTTAGTTTGTCCGCCGTCAGCACTACTATTCCCTCCGGCTCCAACAGTTATAGAATATGTTCCAATAGCAAGAGTGTGCGAAGCTTCATATAGAACTCCACCTCCACCACCTCCACCGGAGTAAGCGATATCACAACCTCCACCACCACCTACAACCAAAGCTTGTACTGTTGCCATTTATTTTTCTATTTCTTCTTTTACTTCTGATATAGCGACCTCCAATAGTTCCGCAAAATCTTTAAGTTGAGTTTTAATATCAGTTCGTAAATCAAACTTCAAAGTAACATCTCCTTTTGTATAAGAGAAGTTTTTGTATGTCGTGCTGTTATTTTGAACAGTTGTTTTTTTTATTTTATTAAATAAATTATTCATTCATCACCGCTTCCGTGTCGAGACAGAAGCGGAGGGAAAGAACAATTAAGCAAGGTTTAGGATTCCTGAAGCGTTCCATGCGATTGTGAAAGTACCGGCGGTTGATACTTTATCAGCCGTGAAGTCCAAGTAACAAATCAGTTCATCAGCACTTGAAGCACCACCACGAGATTTGTACAATACAGCTCCTCGAGCAGTAATTGTTGAAGTCGTCCATGCGACATCGTTAGCGTCGAATACTCCGTTCGTCGATACGTTTGTAACTGTCGCACTTGCGAGAGTTGCACCACCGGCAGTGTATCCGGTTCCTGTTACCTCGTTTGTGATATCAGAACGCTTCGCATGAGTAGCGGAAGCAGTATACGCAGAAGTCACAAGCATTACTTTGATTGTGTCTGTATCAAGGTCGATAGCACCGTTCATGATATCTTTTTTGAAACTTGTATAAATTATGTCAGCCATTGAAAATTAAATTATTATTGATAAAAACTACGACCCCGAGATTAAGCTTCGAGAAGTTTAATTTCGGCTTTAGCGTTCTTGGTTCGAGAAGCAAAATCCTCAATTTTTGTATTGAGATATATGATTCGCTCCTTCTTCCAAGCTTTTGAACGAACAATCTCGCCTTTCTCATTACGAACGATTCCTCGAAGAGCTTCGATTTCAGCTCTGTTTGGTTGTTCTGGCGTTGCCACTATATCTTTTTTAGCCATTGTGTTTGATTGAAGATTAAGCTTTTAATAATTACGACCTTATCCCTACTCCCCTCAAAGAGAGGAGCAGAGGAAGGTTATACCTTTGCGAAAAAGTAAGCACCTGCTTTACGTCTTTCATCAATAACTTTAGCACCGTAACAGTTCAAACCTTTGAAGTTGTTACCGAAGCCACCAATGAAAGGTTCCATACCTGATTCAGTGAAGGCCATTGCCATAGTAATGAATGACTTGTGTCCTGCTAGACACTTGTAACCAGTAGTATTATTACCGGCAGTTTGCTCGTTAGAGTAAACTTTGAACCCACCAACGTATCCAACAATTCCTTTAAGGATTACGTTTTCATATGCTGTATCGACAGCAGTTTGAAGTTGAGTTGATTTCAACAGTAAGTTTGCGATAACCGCAGGGAATGAAGCCCAACGATCCTCGGCAGGGATTTCAGCAGTATCAAGTTTTGTCTTCATATCTATGATGTAATCAAAGATAGTGGACTTTGTTACTGTGATTGCAGTTACAGCTTCGATTATGTAACTTGCACCTGCTCCGATAGCACCACCTGTATAGGCACTTGCTACATCGTCCTTGTCATCTTCGATAACTATCGCAGTTGTTGAAGAGAAAGTTTTAACACGATACCAAGATGTGTGACCTGTTGCTTTGAAGCCAAGACCAACCATTCCACTTGTGAAAGTTGTTCCTGAACCTGTAACAGCTCCAGTTGTAACATCAACGGTAACAGTACCAGTTACATAGTCGGTACCAATACGATTTCCTGCTCCGACTTTAGCTGTTAAGCCAAGGACGAAATTATCGACAGTACGAGCAAGTGTTTTACCTGCTGTATCGATAAGAGTTGATTCAGGATTCTCAACATAACTAGCGAACTTAGCGAAAGATTCAATTTGAAAGTAATAAGCTTTCTTTTGATTTACGATAAGCTGTGCTTCGCTTTCTTGAGGTTTATCAACGGTCATTGCAACCCCTGTATAATCCTTAAGTGCTAAAGCTCCAAAGGTAAGAACATTTAATCTATCTGCTCCACCACCTTTGATTTCTCCTTCATAATCCTGATTCGTGATATCAGGTGAGATTGCTCTCTGAAAGAAGATTTTGAGAGTGTTCTTAGCGAACTTCTCTCCCACGTTTGTGCCGTAATCAGCCATTCAATTTGTGTGTTTAATGAAAGCTACTTAATAAAGTTATTTTATCTTACCTGTGCGAATCATTTCATTATATTTCCTTGGATCAGTTGTCCTTAATTTCTTAAGGTCGTCTTCGTCCATTGGAGCGTTCGCAGGTTTGACGGGTGGCATATTTCCGCTTGGAGTTCCCGTCTCTAAAGACGGAGGGATTTCTTCAACCGATTTTTCCACGATTGGGTCTACATTAACAATCGGAGTTGTCTCGAACAAGAAAGCATTCAATAGGACCTCCATTGTCGCACCTTTATTATTTGGCTTAGAAGCGAACTCAATGAACTCATCTTCTTTACCATTTAATCTAGGTTCGCTCTCAACGTATTTGCTTAAGGTTGAAACATTTTCAGTTTCAGAAGCAATGTTGCTGATGGTTCCTATCACATGATTTAATCTTCGTTCCGTAACAATAAGTTTTATCTCATTGTTTTTCTCTCGATCGCTTAACATATCCCATTCAGGAATAAGTGCAACCATTTCTTCATCAGTAGGGATTTCTTGTTTAGTAATATCCCCTAGTGTTTTTTTCAATTCATTGAATTGTGATTCAACAATTTGATTTCGTCTGGTAGATTCGCCGAACTTCTTTTTGTAGTCCGGTTCGTCTGGTTTCTTCTCCGGAACTGTCGGTGGAACCGGTTGAGTTGGAGGAGTAACTGGAGGTGTAACCTCCGCAGGCGTTGTTACTGGTGGCACACTTTCACCATTTGCCGGTTGTGTTGTTACTGGCGGAACATTTGGCGTTGCTTCAGGAGCAGTTTGCCGTGGGAAGGCGTCTATTGGTTTCAATATATTTCCTTCCGGTTTCAATTCTACATCACTCATTGTATTTTGGGTCCGTCCTCACTAGGAGGGTTTGGATATTAAATAACTTTATAAACTATTCTTCTCTCTTGGCATTGATTGCCTTGATGATTTCCTTTTCACTCTTCAGCTTGTTGATGTTTACTCCTTCTTCTTTGGCAATCTTTTTCAAGGTTGCTAACTTCAAAGTTGAAAGGTCATCTTCATCTTCTTTGACTTCCTTTATAAGCTTTCCGGCTTCATGAGCTTTAACCATGTCGGCGTAACGCTTTTTCTGTTCGTCATTGAAGTATCCACGGCGAGCCATAAGGAATCCCTTTTGGTCATCATTAAGCTCGTTTTGATCCATAGCTAGAATCTCATCGAATATTTCTTTTGTTTTTTCGTCCATATGTTTATTAAAAATTAACTAATAATTATTACTTCGGTTTGAAATTACCGAGTTGTTTCTCAACGTACGACCTTGCTCTATCCGGAGCAGTGAGAAAATCTCGTAACATTAAATAATTCTGCAACCTTGCCTTTATGTGACGCTCTCTACGTCCTCTAAAGATAAGATTTGCAAAACTCATTGGGGGATTATCATAACCGGCAAGCTCTCTTTCAAGGGAAGGAATCATTGCTTCGATGTATCCTTTGACTTCGAGAGGTGTAATTTGTTTTTGAGAAACCATTTCGGCCCACTTCTGAAGAGTGGTCCTTTCATCTTGGGTAAGGTTATCTTTTTTGATATTGAACTTTGCAAGTAATTCTTCTTCCATATATATATTATAACACTATTATTTCAATGCGACCATTGGTTTTTTAATTTGTCCGTTCATTGGTGAAACTATTCCACCATTGTTTGCGTCCATTGCTGAAGCTTTTTCATTTAGTCCGGCTTGTTCATCGAAGTCGATAACTTCTTTTATCTCTTCTTCTGTTAGGCCATCAATAAGGTCAAGAGCTTTCTTCTTAAGTATCTTTTTAAGTGGGGTATTTTCAGGGAACATTCCAGAGACGGCTTGAATCTTTTGAACCTCTTCGATATTCTTCTGGTTACGTTCTGCGGTTGAGATAACTTTACAAACATATCCGGCTTCATCTTTCCAATCAGCAGGACCGACAGTTTCTTTGAAGTAATTTCCCTTTGAAGATTTCTTGTATAGGTCCACAGCTTTAATCCACTTCTCATTTGCGATAACGAACTTGTACCACTTTTCACCGAATTGTCTTCGAGCAGGACGGTAGAACTTGGCAATGGAATTGATTCTATCATTTGAAGCTTGAAGCATAAGTTTAACTTGGCCAAGAGTAACGTCGCCAGTTTCTTGAACTCCTTTTTCAGTAGCAGTTGAAGCAGTTGCTTTTTCTACCATTCCAATTACGAAGTTCATTTCATCGAGAGATTCTGAAAGGTCCGGAATGACAACACTCTTTGTCGTCTTGTTTGGATCACCGGCTGTTGGATACCAACCGAAAGGTACAGCTTCGTAAGTTTGAGGAATCCATTTCTCATCGATGGTGGCGTCATAGTAAGTCATTCCGTAGTTTCGAAGAGTACGATTCACAATCAGTTGAGAATACCAAGAGTTTAATACTTTGTTTGGAGTACGAACAATATCTCCTACTCCATCAGAATACAAGTCAGTTTTTTCTACATCATCAGCCCAAGAAACGAAAGGATAGAAGTTGATAGCAAAAAGGTCCTCTAGTGGTTTCATTAGAAGGACTTCATTGTCGGCAGTAACACGAACCCAAATGACAAGTTTCTTTCTTTCTTCACTCCATAACTTGATATAGTGTTCTGTAAGTTTTAAGAATGCTTCACCAAGAGCAGGGTTTTCAATATCCCACAATCCCATATCTTGCATTCTTTCATTACGAGCAATCATTTGTTTTACGTTTTCTTCAGAACGAGCCAATCCCATAGCTTCAGCATACTGTTCTTTTAATCTTTTGATTGCTTCCTTATCGTACAATGGGTTTGCTTCGAGCTGTGAGATTGAACGGAAGATATTATCGTGAGCTTGGTACATTGCAGTACCGTCGATGTCTGAAGGGTCTGTATAGCGGTCACAGAGCCAATCATACGGTTCAAGAACCTCTGATGATGGACGGCCATTCATGAGGTTTAATTTCATTGTTGATCGGCCATAGAGACCTTCTTGCTTTTTATCAACAATATCTTTTATTTCAAAGTTGTCTTCTTTAACCCACCACTTCCAGTATTCATTCAAATAGATTTCTTTTTGTTTATCGTTTGAAAGTGATTCGTAGTATAGGTCAGGGAACTCATCGGTCTTCGAAAGAATAGTCCTGATGGTCTCCTTCATAAGTGGCACGTTCGTTGATTGAGTTTGCGTCAATCTATTTATTGAAACTTTGTCACGATATAGAGAATAGTTTTCTCTCCAATCAGGGTGACGACGTTCTTGATAGGATACAGCTCCTTCGTAGTATTTTTGAGTTCTTATTTGAGCTGTATTTTCATCGAACTTAATTTGTGTGGCCATTCATAATTTATTTGCAAACACTAACTAATAAAATGTAGATTCTTAATGTGTATATTATATCATAAAACTTAAAAAAAGTGTCAAGTATTTATTAACTTCCCCAATACTTATTTCCTTGATTAAGAATTGCTTGAGGGTCCGGAGCTTTGAACACTCCCTTCTTTCCTTCTCCTTGGTACTTATCATAAAACGTGAGCATAAGAGCGTCGGCTACGTCCGGAGATTCTTCTCCTCTGGCTCTCATGTCTTCTTTTGATTCCATCATCGTGAGACCGGAACCATTTTTCTTATATCGTAAACGTGTAAGCTCGGACCAATCGATAGCAGGGTCCAAAGCACCAATACGTTTGATCCAATTTGCCAATCCTTTTTTACCACAATAAAGTTGTGACTTCATGTTGGCATACTCTGGCATTTCCTCGTCCTTCTTTGTCTTCGGATTATATTTGATAGTTGTCTCGGTTGCCTTTCCACCTTCCTTAACAGCATTTACTTTCATTCCTGATTCAGCCATGCGATCCGTAACTCCGCCACCTACTCCAACGTCATCGATAGAAACGTCATCTGCGTCGATGTGGTGTTCCCCCATATATGCGATGTTTTGCCCTGCTATGGCCATCAAGTCGTTGTTATGGTCTCTCTTTAGGATAGTGGCATAATTCTCTCCACGCAAGGCGTATACGTTGAAATTACGGCCACCTCGTGCGACATCATTACCTAATCTCTTCTTGCCGTAGTGTTCAGCAGTTTTCCATCTAGCCATCGAAGCTTTTATATCATCTTCAGTCAAAAGATAACTCCAACCCTTCTCGTCTACTTCTTCAGCCGTTGGGAACTTACATTCATATAAAACTTTGAAGAAAGAATAAGTTCTATTCTCTTCGATAACTTCTTGGGTCATACGTCCTTCCAATAGTCCTTGGTAACAATCTACTTTTATTTGATGATACTTTGGGTCCATCGAGGACTTTA